CTGACATCCAAAATATCATACCATTAGAATAACTAACTGCATTTTGTCCAATACATCCACAGTTGGTTCCAACTTGTCTAACACTAAATGTAAATGGTGGTCCAACAAATTGAATAACATATGCTGCACTGTCTGTTAATACAAATACATAATCCTTACCTTGAACAGCCGCTACAATTTTATTTCCTGTATCTAGTCTAAATGTACCTGCAGTGTTTGTTGCTGTTGGTTGATAGGTATTATAATCTTCTTGGTTTGAAAATCTTATAAACATTGGATCTTGAGTTGTTGAATTTCCAATAGTTGTTTCAGTTCCAAAGTGAAATAAATGTCTATCTCTATCCGATACTAAAGTTAATCTTGATGCAGTTGGTGCGCCTGACATAACTGCTGCTCTATTATCTCTTGGATTAGATGCTCCTGCATCCCAAGTAAATGTTCTACCATTATGCATAGTTGCAATTAATATTTCTCCAAAGTTATCAAGACTCCAGATTCCTGGATCCAGGATCACGTCACTTGTTGTACGCTCCGTGCCCCAGGTAGAATCTCCCCATAAGTATGTACCCCATCCATAACCTGCTGTTTGAAATGTTGGACCAATAGTTACATATGGATCAATTTGTGCTGAACCTGTTCCTGAAGTTGTAGCTGCAGAGTTAGATGGCATTGTAATGTCAAATGCATTTGCAGTTACATTACTTATTTCAAATGTGTTTTCTGTAAAATCTGTTGTTGCATAACCTGATCCTGTTGGAACAGTAACGGATGAAAATGTTACATATCTTCCAGAAGATAAACTATGAGAAGTTTTATTTACAGTGATTGTTGAAGAACCAATTGTTGCATCAAAATCAGCTCCAGTAATTCCTGTATCTAAAGGTGTGATGTCATAAAACTTATCACCATAATATAAAAACAAACCTTGTGATGTACCGATTGCTGCATATTTTTCTCCTGCTAAAGATGTCCATGTATGTTGTGCTCTAGCTGCACCTGGAAGAGTTTCATTATCAATAGTTAATTGTTCCCAACCACCTATTTTTTCTGGAAGTCCATATCTAAATCTAACAAAATCACCATCAGTCCATTGAGACTCAGCTCCTGATTGTGTTATCTGTTTATTAAAACCGGGTTTAAACTGTAGTTTCTGAAGCATAGTACCTCATTATATATGCTTTTTATTATTTTGGTAGTATTATATTCCAATTTAACTCGTTTATCAAATTGTCTAAAGACAATACAGTTAAGGTTCCTTTTTTCAAAAGGTCTTGAATTTCAAGCATATCTATTAAAATCCATTCTTTTTTTAGTTCAAAAACCATTTTATCTGCTTTTGAAAAACTATATCCAGCTTTAGCTGGTTTTCTTTTATACTTAGTATCCATATTTCTAATATCAAATTTTAAAGTTTCATTGGATCTATTTCTAATTATACCTTCTACATGCCAACACTCATTTTTAATTTGAGTTTTATTTGCATACTTAATAGAATTTTTTTCTAAATATTTTTCAGCAAATTTTTTTATCATTTAAAATTAGGTCCTGTTATCCAAAATACTAATGACCATCTTTCTCCTTTAGTTACAGAAGTTACTTCATGTAAAGTATAACTTGGAAAAAGTATACATGTGCCATGTTCTTTATTTGCTTTAAATGGTTCATTAATATTACCTGTATATAAATTTAAATCTCCACCTTTATATTTTTTAGGATCGGTTAGTTGAACCGATCCTGATAATTTTCTAATAAGAAATCCTGGAGATCTATCAATATGAGTTTCATATTTACCTCCTGGAGAAGGATAATAAGTTAGTTGTAAACCTTCTACTAAACCTGTTAAATCAAAATTAAAATATTTGTGATTTAATTCTTTAATAACGGGATCTAATTTTGCAAATATCCATTTAGTATCTGGATTATTTCTTATCCAACATATTTTAGATTTTCTAATATCTTTATTTTTATGTTTATGAAAAATTTTTGCAAAACCTAATTTATTTTTACCCAATTGAATAATTTTATCACATTCTTCAGGTGTAAATAAATTGTTCCAAAATGCATAGTCTGGTTTTTGATCAATTTCAAATTGCCAAATACCACCATCAATAATATTATCAACTTTCATAATTAACTTTCTAACAAAAAATTTTTAAAAGTCTATACTAGACAGCGTAATCAGAATCTTCTATTTCACCGTTTAGAGATTGCTCCCTTGTTCCTAAATATACCCATGAAATTGTATCTTCATTCCATTTATATATATCTGATGTAGGCGCGCCTAGTTGTGCTTCTAAAGATACTGGTGGGTCCCAAGTTATTTTATCTGCATTCCAAACCCATGAAGGAAAAGGTTTTGGAGGCATAAAATAATTATTCTCTGAATCATATGTCCAACCTTTTCCAGGATAATGTCCTCTTAAAGCTTTTGATTGATCAGCAGATTCTACACCATTAGTATAATGTTTTCCTTCTACTGTATTGTATGAACATTGAACCCAATTGGCATCTGTTCCACCATATAAAGATTTTAAATGATTTTTGCCTGCTTGTTCAGATTCTGGATCTCCTAATACTTCGTTTGCAACTACGTGTACTTTAACTACAGTATTATTTTCATCTAATTTTGCAAAGTGTGCCATTACGCTGTATAGCTCCCATCTCCAGTAAATTTAATGACTTTAACATCACCATCATCAGTGACTGTAGGCGAACCTGTAGTAGTTCCTGTGTAATCGCTTGCAGGTACTCTTAATACTACAAGACCTGATCCACCATTTCCACCTACTCCATATCCTAAAGTGTAAGGTGCTGGACTATGTCCTGATCCACCTCCACCGCCTCCGGTGTTAGCTGAACCTGGTGATCCTGTAGCTCCTGCAGTTGCAGAACCATTTCCGCCTCCGCCTGATCCACCTGTTCCTCCAGAACCTGAGTGACCGACTCCTCCGCCACCTCCGCCACCATAAGTGACAGGTGATCCTGTTGTTGAATAAGTTGCTCCACTACCTCCTGGACCTCCATTACTTCCGCCAGGGTTTCCTGGAGAACCTGCTCCTCCGCCACCTCCAGCTCCGGCATGGCCTAAAGCCCCTGCGCCAGGGTTTCCTTCTGGTGGAGAGTAACCTCCAATATTAAAAGTTGCAGTAGGTGTTCCAGGTGAAACTTGTCCTGTACTTGATGCACCTCCAGAACTTGGAGAGTAAGGTGAATTACCACCTCCTGCTGAAGCTTCGTAAGTTAATCCGACTCCTGAAATACTACTTGGTTCTGATGATTGTGTAGATGGTGTTGGTGGATAATAAATGTATGCTGCAGCTCCTGAACCAACAGTTACAGTATAAGTTTTACCGGCAGTCATTTCATAAGAACCAGAAGTATCTTCTCTGACACCTCCTGCTCCGCCCCCACCTCCGTGGTTGCCTCCAATACCTGAGCCGCCGCCACCTACGACTAAAAATGATACTCCGTATTTTCTAGCTCCTAATCCTCTGCCCCATGCTCTTGAAGAACCGGGACCTATGCTACCTAGTAAAGGCATCTACTTTCCTCCTCCTATTATGCAAACTGTGTTTGCGCTGCAAGTACAGTAAATGTTGACGCTGCAGTTTTAACTGCAGTGTAAGTATACCCATCTGTTGATGTTGTATTACCACCAGTTGGCGCTGCTCCGCCTTGCCATACTGGAGTTACTGTAGTTCCATCTACTTGTACTGTAGTGTTGTAATATGTAACGTTGTTATTCTTATTAAGGAATGCAACTGTAATTGACTCACCAACATCCATAGATGCATCTAAAGAGTTAGAACCATCACCTCTTAAGTTAACTGTAAAGTTAGCATTAGCAGTAACAGTATTTAACTGTACACCTTGAGTGTTTGTGTCAAAATTTATGTTAGATGTAAATGTACCATTTACTAAAACTTTTTCTGCAATACCTTGAATTTTAGCATTACCATTTAAAGTTGCTCTTCCAATTCCTTTTGGAGTAATATTTAAATCAATATTTGTATCACCACCTGTTGCAGAAATTTCTGGAGCTGATCCTGTAGCTGCATTACCTATTGTAAATTCATTAACCGCTGAAGCAGCTTTTGAAAAAGTAATTTGCTCATTACCTGAATCATCTTGAATACCAGTAGCATCATCAAATTGAATGTTGTTTGCATTAGTATCTAAATTTCCTGATAATTGTGGAGTGATGTCTGAAGATAAATCTGTGAAAGCTGTGTCAACAACATTAGTACCATCAGAGTAAACCATTTTAGTACCTTTATCAGTTGCTGCCCAAGTTACACCTGTTCCAGAACTTGTTTTAAAAGTTACAGAGAAAGCTCCTGAAGTTCCGTTTTCAACAATGTAAGTTTTTTCAACTGAGTCAGGAATTACAACATCAATGTTTCCAGTGATTGTTCCTGTTAATTTAATTACTTGATCTTTACCGTTTGATAAAGCACCATTTGAAAAAGTTAAAGTTGCACCAGTAGTTGCGTTAACTGTAACTGCAGAATAACCACCGATAGCTTGTTCTAAAATTAATAAGTTTGTATTTGTAATTTGACCCCAAGTTCCTGAGTTTTCACCAGTAGCTTGAACCGTTAACTTTAAGTTTGCTGATGTTGAGTTTGCCATAATTTTTTATCTCCAATTATTTAAATTTTATAAATTTTGACTTCAAAGTCAATATATTATTTTTAAGCAGCGGTGTCAACTTCTTGCCAACCTGGTGGAACAACCGGTGCTGTGCCAGTATTTACTTGGTTCCAAATCAATGTTCTAAGGCTTCCTTGAGCCATTGTCAAGGCATTTCCTGACACTAATACATTAGCATTTCCTGTGACTTCGTCAACACTATTTTCTTGCATGGTCATTTCTTGACCACTTACTTCAGCTATAGTATTTGCATCTAATACTGCTGTTCCAAGATTTATAGTTGCAGCTTGTGCATATCCTGTAGCATCAAAATATTGACCATTACCCCAAGTCGATTGACCCCAAGTTTGTTCACCCCATTCAATATCTGTAATTGTACCTGTATTAGCATCACCTTGAGTTACAACGTCATCTAACGTTGCAGTCATTTCTATACCTGTAATATTAGCATCAGGTGCAGGATCCACGTCTCCTTCCTGCATACCCATTACTAAAGTATCTACTTGTTGATTACCATATACTCCATAACCCCATGCAGAATTACCCCAAGTTACTGCTGAAGTAGCTGTAACTTCTACAATTGTATTTGCATCTAAATCAGCTGTGCCATCATTAGCTGTTAATTCTTGTCCTGTTGGATCTACAATTGCTTCTTGATATTGAAGCGTTGCAGTCATTGGTTGACCGGTTACTTCTGCAACAAATGATGCAAAAGCTTCGGCATCACCTTGAGTAGCAGTCATTTCTTCACCGCTTACATCCGTGTTACCTGTAATACTAAATGTAGGTGAACCTAAATTACTTGATAATTCTATTCCTGTTAAATCTACAACTAAACCTGATATACCCCAAGTTTCATAACCCCAGGTATCAGAACCCCAACCTGTGTTTATTTCATTATTAACTGTTACTGAACCTAAATTAGAAGATAAAGAAATTCCTTCTACTTGTAGAGTACCTTCAATACCCCAACCATTATAACCCCAAGTTACTCTACCCCAACCTGTATTAATTTCTGCATCAATAGTTACAGAACCAACATTTGAAGTTATTTGATTTCCTGTTGGACTTACATTTGCATTAAAGAGATCACCCCAGTTTGCAAAACCCCATGTTTTTGCAGACCAGCCGACGTTGACTTCAGCAGTTACAGTTGTCTCACCTATAGAAGCGTCAAGGTTTCCACCTCCGCCCCAATAAAAATTACCATAGGCATCTCTACCCCAGTAAGTGTCATTTGGATTTGTTACATTAACGTAAGCATTACCAAACTCACCCCACTTAAGGTATCCAAAAGTATTACTGCCCCATCCGGCCATAGGAGGTTACCTCCTAATTAACCAGAGATCCTTAGAATCGCTGCAGTTGATGTTGGTGCTGGGAACTGAATTGTAAACGTACCAGAAGTTGCAGTTTTATCTGCACCAAAATCTAATACAGCAACAGCTGCGTTAGTTAATGATGTATTATAAATTAATGCACCTCTTGCAGTTAACGTTACACCAGTAAATGATAAGTTGTTAAAGTCAACTCTAGCTACACCGGCAGTGATTGATGTTCCTGCATTAACTAATGCACCACCACCTGCTGTGTATTGACCAGAAGCAGACACTTCTTGAGAAGTAGTGTATGATGTTGTAGCAGAAGTTAAAGTCGCACCTGCGGTATAAAGAGCTAATTTAAACACGTCTCCACCAGATTGTTTAAAATCGTGATCACCTTCCAAAAGTTGTTTTTTGAAGCTGTTCGCGATCGCTTGTGATATAGCCATAGTTTATCTCCTTATATATTTATTTTCCTCCGACTCGAGGAACACCACTTTGATATTCATCTCGTCTTCGTCTTCCCATTTGTTCTATCGAGAAGCCTTCTACCACTTGTTTATACTTTCCTTCGTATAATTGCAAGAGATCATTTGGCCCCTTTAAGAATGAAAACGCTTCTACTAAGCATGCATACAAAAGTCCGTTGGGAAAAACTTTACTTATGTATGTTTCTGTATTTGTACTCGATAAACC